ATGCGGGCGATCCGTCTGATAAAGTAGCCGTTGCCGGAGACAAGAAACCGGAGAAGTGAAGACTACTCTTCAACCTCTGATCCACCGCGACAGCTACACCGGCTTCGTGGAAGCCGAAATTACCAGCTACCTGTCTGAGACGGTCTATAATCCGCTGATTGACCTTCTACACTCAGAAGGTCTCCGAACCAACGAGAACAAAGAGCATAGCGCGGTGTGGGACGCCATTATAGCTGGCACTCTTTGGTATGCCGCAGGCGTCTTTACGGGGATTTTTGACGCTGCAATCAGTCGGGAATTAAGAGCAATGGGTGCCAAGTTCACGGCCAATGGATTTGTTCTCCCGATAGATGAAATTCCAATCTCCCTCCGAGGAGCTTTGGCTTTATCTAATTCAAAGAGTCGGACGCTGCATCGAACAGTTCAGTCTACATTAGACGAGATGCAGGAGAACATCTTGATCGCGGCCACCGGAATGCTGTTTTCAGATGTTGTTGACAAGATTACTGAAGACTTACAGGGACAGTTAGTCCGAACCGTATCCGCCGAAGCCTCACTTCCAACACTCCCCAAGACCCCACAGGGCTTGATAGAGACGCTGAAAGAGAGTCTTACCGGCGAAATGACTCGGGCAATCAAACAGAGTGCCCTCGAACAAATCAACTACCTCCGTGCTAAAGTCTTGGACAACCTCCAGAACGGCGGACGCACCGACCGACTCGCCGAGCTTATCCGGGCGTACTTCGGCGTTGCCAAGCGGCGGGCGCGTTTCATCGCCGAATATGGGACGGGCCAACTTGTCTCCGATTTTAGGGAGACAAGTTACGAGGCTCTCGGATCGACTGAATACGTCTGGGATACCAGCCACGACGAAAAAGTTAGGGCTGACCACCGCGCATTGGACGGGCGGGTCTTCTCGTGGAGTAATCCACCCATCGCCGACCGGGCCACGGGCTTTCGGGGGCACCCCGGCCATGCGGCAAATTGCCGGTGCACTGCCCGCCCGATAATTAACTTCTCGTGAGCGCCACCCTCGACACTCTTACCACCGACCTCCGCTTTGCGGACGGACTCCGTTTCAACATTGCCGCAGAGTCGCGGAAGTTTGACTGCAAATTTATTGAGCCTGGGATCGTGTCTTACAAAGACCAAGGCGGCGGTATTGAACTGTTGCGCAAGGAAACGCTGGATCGCTGCATGGCTTCCGCTATTGGCAACCCGCTTATCTTAGGCCATACCTACATCCACGCCGAGAATCGCTTGGAGCTGGAAGAGGGGATTGTCCACAGCTTCGCCTACAACTCAGACGACGGGTGGTACTACGTCTCTGGTGAGGTCAGTACTCCATCGGCTCAAAATCGGATGCGTCGAGGCGAACGCCCTTCTTGCGGATACCGAGTCAAAGAACTCGGACCGGGAGGAATGTATCACGGCATCAAATACGACGCCGAAATTTTAGACATCGAATTTAACCACTTGGCTATCGTGGACAACCCACGCTACGAATTGGCTGAATTTCGTCTGAACTCAGTCAACGTCAACGTCAGCAACCCAACCAACATCATGTTCAAATTCCTGAAGAAGCTCGTCACCCGTGAAAATGGTGCTGACGGCACAGTGACGGAGTCTACTAAAATGGAGGCCCACGAGGTTTCCGGTGACACGGAAATCGAAGTCGACGGCAAGATGGTAAAACTTAACAACCTTGCCCAAACCTACATGGCCGAAACCAAAGCTGCGGTTATCCGCACTGCTTCTGGTGACGACGAAGTCGAAGTTGACGGCAAAAACGTCAAGCTCAACGAGCTGGTCGATTGCTACAAGAAAAACATGGGGCGCAGTAACGCCGCCCCTGTGGTTCCTGTTGTGGTTGCTCCAGTCGTCGCCGCCGCTCCTGCCGAATCCGATGAGCAAAAAGCCATTCGTGAAAACGGAGCCAAGGCTTTTGCCCAACTGCAAAACGCAGCCGTCGGTCAAACCACTTCCGAATTTGCTAGTTCTAGCGATTCTCTTTCTGAACGTTGCGCTCGTGGCACCAAACGATACTAATTCATTCCTGCAAGACTAACCCAACACTAATCCAATACTAACATGGCCTTCCTAACTCAGCCCATGAATCTGTTCACCCAGGCTCCAATCTTGGGGCTTGTGAGCATGATTCCCTCGCCGAACGTCGTCTCGGCTCAAATCCTCTCTACGTCTTCTGCCACCGCGATCCAAGTGGGTTCTGCGGTCAAGCTGGTTGACGGCGTCTCTGGCAGCATCCTCGTAGATGTCTGCTCTGGACCGACCGACGGTCCGGTCTACGGCGTAATCCTTTACGACGCCCGCAAGAACCTCTATGTCGCCAACGACATTGTGACTATCGGGTGCTCTGATACCTACGTTTATCTCCGCACTTCCGCAGCCGTGGCTCGCGGTGCCAAGGTCACGATGACTGCGGCCACCACCACCACTGACTCCCTCGTCACGACCGTGTCGTCTCCGTCGACCCAGTACGTCACGGGTATTGCCATTGACAAGGCGGCTGCGGCTAACGACCTCATCCGAGTTCGCATCGCTCCTTCCCTCAACCTCGGCGTCTAAGCCATAACCTCAAACACCTACACCATGAAAAGTGTTCTCTTCCGCAATACTGGCAAGTTCGACGCGCAGGGCAAAGAAGTCCGCGAGCCGATCTTCCTCAACAACCGTCACACCGCGAGCAAGTCGCTCTATCTGGGTGGCGAACGCAACAACGGTTTGGATACGCGCTACAACGCTGCCGCAGCCACTGCCGAGAATGCCACGGGGTATCAAATCCTTGTGGACACACTCACCTACATCAAGCAACAGCAGAGCGAGCAGACGTTCTACGAGCTTGGCTCGTTCGGTCTGACTCCTTCCAGCTTCGTGCCGGTGGCTGTCGGCGATGGCTCTTGGTCCGCAAACATCCTCACCCGCCGCACCTACTCGAACGGCGGCGATTTCGAGGCTGGCCTTGTTCGTCAAGCGGGCAATAACACGCGCCTTTCTCAGTCCGACGTTTCGATGGACTCAGTGTCCATCAACACGTTTATCTGGGACGACGCCGTGCAATACACGCTTGCAGAAATTGAGCAGGCTTTGGTTGCTTCCAACTGGGACATCATCTCCAGCAAACACGAAGCCCGCCTCAAAAAGTGGCAGCTTGGTGTGCAGGCGATTGCGTTCCTCGGCACCAAGTCGGGCAACATGGAAGGTCTGTTTAACAACAACAAGACCAACATTAACACCTCGCTCATCACCGCGCCGATCAGCGGTCTCAGTGCTGCGAACTTTGCAACCTTCGTGCAAACCCTGATTTCGACCTACTGGACGAACTCGGGCAGCACGGTGCTCCCAACCCACTTCGTTATTCCGATGATTGATTATCTCGGTATGATGACGTTGGTCCCTGGCTCGGCTGGTACTTTCCCGGTCCCCATGCTGACCTACTTGGAGAATGCGTTCAAAGCTCTCTGCGGCCCGAACTTCAAGGTCATTCCAGTGGCCTACGGTGATGCGGCTATCAGCAACAGCCTCCGCTCGATCAACAAGAACACCTACGCTCTCTACCGGTACGATCCAAAGTCGCTCCGCATGGACATCCCGGTGGACTTCACGGTCACGCAGCCCCAGACCATCAACAACTGGCAATTTGAGGACGTAGCCTACGCGCAACTCACTGGCGTCGGTTTCTACAAGCCACTTGAGACCCTGCTGTTCCAGTACTAAAAAGCACTAACATGGCCAACGCCGACTCCCCCATTCCCGCCGTCGTACTAGCCGACGTGCGGGTCTACAACAAGAGCCCGCAACGCTCGTTCCTCCACGATAAATTCGTGCTGGCACCCAACTCATTCCTCACCGTCCCTGCGGCGGTGGCGAATCTCTGGTTGAGTGGCTACCCAGACACGGTTGTGGAAGCTGGAGTTGCACAAAAAGAGCTTGGGGGTTTGTCCTCCGAGCTGTCCGCAGCCAAAGCCCGCATTGCCGAGCTTGAAGCTGCTGCCGAGAAAAAGAAACCAAGCAAGAAGACCGACGAGGTTGTCTAATCCGGTGGCCTACCTCCTCCCATCCGTTGCCGATTTCAAGGCGCAGTTCGTGCGGGACTTCCCGTTTGCGACACCTGCCTTTGTTGTCGGGGTGGTGGGGGCAACGGCCACGGCATCCGTAAGCTCCGGGGGCGTCTCTGGCATCGCAGTGACTGCCCCCGGTAGTGGTTTGAGCAATACCGCACCCCTGTCCGCCGTAATCTACGGCGGCGGGGGTGTCGGTGCTCTTGCTTCCGTAACAGTCACCGCTGGTGCGGTGACAAGCATTCCAGTTAGCTCCGCAGGGTATGGCTATACTGAAGCACCCCGCGTCTACGTTTCATTGGGTGGTGACAACACCAACACCGAACGGGTCACAGATTTCGACATCGCTCGTGCGTTTAACGCCGCCGAGTCTTTCAACATGACCCGCACTCTTTCAGGTTCGCAGGCGGCTTTTACCTACGCCTATGGACTCCTGTCGGCCCACTACCTTTGCGAGACCCTGCAAGCAGGCGGCTCCGGGTTAGGCGGAAAAGCCGATTGGCTGACAAGCTCCCGGAGCGTCGGCAACGTCAGCGAGTCCTACAACATTCCGACGCGAGTTCTGAACAGCCCGTTCTTGGCCAAGCTCTCGCGCACGACCTACGGGGCGCAGTTCCTTGAACTCGTGTCCGCATCACTCATCGGCAATTTCCAATCGTTCCACCGGCCAACTTTGCCATGACCTCGGTGAGACTCAACTTGGGCCCGTTAAAAGACCTTCAGAAGGCTCTCCAAGGATTGGAGGCGGGTCGAGCGCAAGTTGGAATTTTTGCCGACAAAGCGGAGCGCAGGCCCGATTCCAGCCGAGAGCCCATAGATAATCCGAGCCTTGGAGAAGAGCACGAGTTCGGTGTCGGAAACATACCGCAGCGGTCTTTCTTGGAAATGCCTCTGAGATTATATCTAGTAGATGAGATTCATCGCTCCCGTGCAGGCTTTGGCCAGCTCTTGGCAACGTCTTTAACGGAAGCTGATGGAGTTACTAAACTGCTCGCGAGGTTGGGTAAAGCAGCAGAGGCCGTCGTTGATCTAGCCTTTTCCTCGGGCGGATTTGGCCACTGGCCGAAGTTGCACAAAGAGACGCTTCTTGCCAAAGCTCCCGAGACGCGCATTCTTATTGAGACGACCCAACTATGGGAGTCTGTGTCTTCCCGCGTCGTATGATCGCTCAAATCGGAATCGCGTGCGCCAACCGTCTCAGCGTCTCGGACGCAGCTTTGGCTCTGCCATCGCTCTACGCCTCTATCGTAGGTTGGTTCCGCCCTCTGGTGCTTGGCCGCGTAACCAAGACCGTAGTGGATTTTGAGACTAAGGAAGTTTTTCGCGAGTTTCGTTGCATGGGGGTGATTCAACCTTTTGGGGTTCAAGAACTCAACATGAAGCCCGAGGGGCAGCGGAAATGGAATTGGCAGATGTTGCACACCACTCGCGACGTTAATCTCCTCAACGACGAACGGTTTGTTCTTCGAGGGACGCCGTTCCGAGTGATGCGAAAAAAGGACTACTCTGACTATGGATATGTTGTCTATGAACTGACGCAGGACTATACGAAGGCGGCTCCCGATGTCTAAAGAGTTCATCAAAATTATCGCGCTCATTATTGAGCATGAACTTGATTTGGGGAAGGACCAAGTGATTCTCGCAAATCAGAAATTCGACATCCCATCAGATGATCGGCTTTACATCTCAATCGAGTTAATGGGCTCTCGCCCCTTTGGAGCAAAAACGGAGTACGTTGCAGACCCAATTACTGGGGAGCTGGTCGAGACCCAAGGAGTAAATTGCCAAGAAATGTATTCAGTTTTGGCTTACAGTAAAGGGCCGACGGCTCGTCAACGCCATTGGGAAATTGCCCCTGCACTGGTGAGCACCTTCGCCCAACAGCAACAAGAAGAGCACTCTTTCAAAATCGGCTACTTGCCTCGGATGACTGATGTCTCGGGGCTGGATGGAGCTTCTCGGCTCAACCGATACAGGTTGACCTTTGTGGCGCTTGCCGCATACCGGAAATCGAAGCCGGTGGAATACTTTGACCAATTCGCCCAGCCGACAATCATCTCGAACCCATAACCGACCATGAGCTTTATCGCCGCCAGTAATTTCGTCTCTGTCAGCGTCTCTTCTCCGCCCACCGGCTTGAAGCAGTACGCCGTCAACAACCTCGCGCTTTTTACTAACGAGACTCCGGTTAATGGAGCCATCACCTTTGCCGTCCCAGGCATCTATGTCAGTCCAACCGACGTGTTGGCTGACTGGGGCGCTGGCTCGGAAGCCTACGCGCAAGCGGTCCTTGTGTTCAGCCAGTCGCCGAACATCCTCGATGGGAGCGGCACCCTCATCATCGTCCCCTTGGCCGCCAGCGGCACCAACTCGACGCTTGCCGAGGCAATCCCGAACGCCCTCAAAATTAACTTCTTTGGTGGGGCTATCTGGGCGGGCCTTACTCCAAACGACGCCGCAGTCCTTGCCGCTTCGACCGCTTGCCAATCCCTCCGCGTCAAGCTGTTTGCTAGCTCTCACCTTACCGCCTCTGTCGCTGGCTATTTTACGACCATCCGAGCGGCAAGCGAGACGCACACCCGCTGCCTGCTATACACCGAAGGAGCAACCGCATTGCTGGCCCGCAAGATGGCCGCAGCCTATGCCGGTCGCGCTCTTTCTGTAAACTTTGATGGGGTCAATACGACCGCCACCATGCACTTGAAGACGCTAGTCGGGATCGCCCCAGACACTGGCATATCCCAGACCCAGCTTACTGCGTGTGAGACCGCTGGCGTGGACACCTATCCAAGCGTCGGCGGTGGCGCGCAGTATATCGGAAAAGTTTACAGCACTGGCGGCAACGAGTACTTCGACAACGTCTACAACCTCGACTGGCTTGTCTTCTCGCTTCAAGTCGCAGGCTTTAACGCCTTGGCAACTACGAGCACGAAATTGCCCCAGACTGAACCCGGAATGGCTCTCTTGAAGGGTGCCTACATCAACGTTCTTCAGCAGGCGCTGGCTAATGGGTTCATCGCTCCCGGTACGTGGAACTCAGCGGAGTTGTTTGGGAAACCTGCCGACCTTCGTCGCAACATCCTCAATCAAGGCTACTACATTTACAGCCTCCCAGTGACCCAGCAGACGCAAGCAACGCGAGAAGCTCGCGAAGCCCCGTTGGTTCGCATCGCTGTCAAGTTCGCGGGCGCTATTCAAAGCTCCGACGTGCTTGTCTCCATCAACAAGTAATCCACCAATCCCATGTCCACCGTCTCACTCACTGGCCAAGACACTCTCGTCATCGGCGGCATCGTCCTCACCGACGTTGCCGACGGAGACTGGTTCACGATCACTTACGACAACGATCTTGCCAATTTGAAGCGGGGCAAGAACGGCAATTCGATCTTCGCGGAAAACTCAATGGGGCTGGTTGGCACGGCCACTTTGCGTCTGATTCGTGCTTCCGATGACGACAAGTCTGTGGACGCGCTGCTCCAGCAGCAACTCCAAGACTTCTCGTCCTTCGTGCTGCTCGACGGACAAGCAACGAAACGCGCTGGCGACGGCATGGGCAACATCACTTCGGACACCTACAAGCTCCAAGGCGGCATCTTTAAGCGCATGGTGGATGCGAAATCCAATGCGGAGGGTGACACGGATCAGAGCGTTTCGATGTATCGCTTCGAGTTCGCGAACGTCTCCCGCCAGGTGTTCTAATCAATCGGCTCCGAGCAAGAAGAGGATCGTTTCTAGGGGTCACGAATCCTCGCACCGACGCCATATCGGGCTTGCTCGGAGTCTCTCGACCCCGACCAATTTATGCAAGACCCCATCACATTAAAGAGCGGCTCGACCTTGGAAGTCGGGATCGCTTCGTTCTCCGCAGGCCACCGTCTGATGAAGACGGTAGCCAAGGAGCTATCATTGGTGAACTTCGACTTGAATCTGTCGAACTTCTCCGAGTTGTCTGGTCAGGACATCAACGTCCTGAAGAACGCCATTTTTCAGCTCCTTCAATCCGACTCTTTGGAGGCGGCGCTGATGGAGTGTGCCAAACGGTCGCTCTACAACGGTCAGCGGATTACCCCGCAGACCTTTGAACCTGAAGACGCTCGGCAGGATTACCTGCCCGTTGCGTGGGAGGTGATGAAAGCAAACCTCTCCCCTTTTTTCAAGGGGCTCGCCTTGTCATCGTTGACGAGCGCAAAACCGAGTTCAAATGCCCCGAAATCCGAGTGACAATGGATGGCGCAACTCTCATGGTTCTCAGACTGGCCCGCGAAGGGTTTGGCGGGGGAGACCCGGAGCGTATTCTCGCCATGCCTACCAGCCTTGTTTTAGATGCTTGGGAGTTCCTCGACTTCCAATCTCGCTATGAGGCCACCACGATAGAGTTGAACAAATGAAAGTCGCCGAACTTTTTGTAGAGTTGGGTTTTGCCGTAAAAGGGGGAGACAAACTCAAAGAGTTTGAAACGTCCTTAATTTCTGCTGCGGCTGCGGCAAAGAGTTTGGTAGCCTCGTTGACGCAGCTTGTAGGTCTAAAACTTCCGCAGCCGGGGGCGGCTTCTCAAACAGCCCCATCTTCGGGCCGTCGTGGTGGCTATGGGCAATTTAATCAGATGATGGGCGTGGGGGCTCCTCTCCCCGGCAATTCCGCGTTCATCGGCCCTCTCGCACCTACTGCGGCTCCGGTTGCAGGCAACACCGCCGTCGTGCAGGGAATTAAACAGTTCGGGCTCTTCGCTAAACAACTGCTTGGCATTGGTTCCCTCGCCTACGTCCTGAAGCACTTGGTTAGCAGCATGGTTGACCTTGCTAAAGCGGCAATGAAAGCCAGCTTTACGACCGACAAATTTAGCAAGCAAACCGGGCTCTCTCGCGAAGAGTTGAAGCGTTGGGAGTATGCAGCTACCGGGTCGGGCGTATCCTCTGAGGAGATACAAACTAATCTGGCCAAACTCGCCCAGCAATCTTTTGGGATTCTTCGTGGTGAGAACTTGGAAGCTGCGTCTGTTGCTTCCGGATACGGGATAGACTTGCTCCAGTCTGCCGGAGACATCCTAAAGCAGTTCGGCCAAAAGGCTGCGGGCCTGTCGCTTGTTGAGGCGCAATGGCTCGCGAGCAAAGTCGGCATTTCTCCAGACGTGGCTTATATGATGCGTGAGATTCGCGGCTTGGTCCCCAGTATCACTCCAGGGCAAGCCCTGACTGATCCCGAGCTGGAAAGGACCAAGAGAGCCGCTGCGGCTTCTGCGGAAGCGGGCGTCGCTTTCACCTCCCTCAAGCAGAAGTTGGTGGCAGAGATGGCCGACTTAATTACGTTCTTTGCCGAGGGCCACCGAGATTTGTTTAAGTCCATGATGCTCCTGATGTCCAAGAACCCCAACACGGACTACCAAAGGTTATTCATGGGGCCTACGCAGTTTGGACAATCACCGACCGCGAACGGCAATACCACAGTCACAAACAACATTCAGATTGACGGCTCCGGCAATCCAGAGGCCACCGGCAACGCGGTGCAAAAAGCAGTGACCGGGGCAGACTATCAGCGTTTTAACTTCAGCTATGGGAGAAACCACTGATGAATCTCGTCCCAACTGACCTCCCAAGCATCTACGCCCAGCTCTCAACCTTGGAGAATCAAAACCGGCGTTTGGCTCTTGTGCGCCCGAACAACCCGCCTCCAGGCGTTGCTGGGTTCCTGTTTGACGTGGTGGATGACGATGGGTCGGAGTTGGAAAGCGACATCACCGACCACTATATCGAGGACAACACCGCAATCCAAGATCACATCGCCTTGCGCCCAGAGACAGTGACAGTGACCGGGCGCGTGGCCGAGTTGGTCAAATCCGTGCCGGTGACAAAACCAATAACCCAAGTCACCAACCCACTCCCTTTGGTGCCCGACCTGATGCCAACACTAGCACCGGGGTCTCAAGAACGTGAAGACGCAGAAGTGTTGGCCCAGACCGAGGGAGACGCGGTTATTCAATTCGCCCAAGACCTGTACGGATTTTACCAAAACAACTCTCGGCAACAACCTGCTCAGACTAAGCAGTCATACATTTACGGATACATTTACCA